GCCGATCTTTGTGCTGAAGCGGACTACCAGGATGCAGACACCGAATACTTCGCGGAGATGATCGGTGCCGACTCGTTCTTCCTCGTGTTTGACGGCGAAATCACCAGCGGCACGTTCAACAACACCGTGTCGGTGGCTCGCAAGAAGGACGCCCAGGCAACAGACGCCGTGTTCAACATCTTCGACGTTCTGCCAGAGTCACTGTTCCACAGCGACACGAAGACGGGCAGCGAGAAGACCTACGCTCAGCGCCGCCTCGTGCTGGAAGACATGTTCGAGAAAAAGACGGACGATCCGCTGAAGCTGCTGCCGCGCTACCTCGTGTCCAGCGTGCCCGAGATTCATAGCCTGTATCAATCGGTTCGAGCATCCGGATTGGAAGGACTTATCATCAAGGAGTCCCAGGCTAAGTACTGGCGCAAGCGCAACCACGCCTGGATGAAGATCAAGGCCGAAGAAACGCTCGACCTGTACATCACCGGCTGGGAGCCAGGCACGGGCAAGTACGACGGCATGATCGGCGCGCTGATCGTTGACCACAAAGGCGTACCAGTGAACGTGGGCTCGGGCCTGTCGGACGAGCTCCGCAGCGAAGACCCCAACATCATGGTCGGCCGCATGATCGAAGTGGAGTACCACGAGGTCACACCGGACGGCTCACTGCGTCACCCCCGCTTCAAGCGATTCCGCGACGATAAGGCATAAGTCATGAGTGACGAACAGTTTAAGGAACTTCAGTCTACTTTTCCCTGGACGACGGAAGTCACGGCCAGCGGCATCGGTGGACTGGTTCGCATGATCGACCGCAACGGCCAGGAGGTTCCCCTGTTCGCCATGACGGACCTGCTGCAGATGCTCACCCGCAAGTTGGAGAAACCACAATGATTCCATTCATCCTGACCCTGACCGGCCCCTCCTGCGCCGGCAAGACCACGCTGGAGAAGCGCCTGAAGACCGAAGGGTTCGCTCAGGTGATCTCCCACACCACCCGCGAGCCTCGAGCTGGCGAAGAAGACGGCAAGGCGTACTACTTTGTGGACAAGTCTGAGTTCAAAAGACTCAACGCCACCGACTTCTTCATCGAGTGCGTGGAGTTCAACGGCAACTACTACGGCGTGTCGGCCAAAGAGGTACAGCGGGTCGCCGAGCAGCGCAAGCCGATCGTCGTCATCGTTGAGCCTGAAGGGCTGATTCAGGTGCGAGACTACTGCCGCCAGAAGGGCTGGAACATCTACTCGGTGTTCATCGACAACCCAGGCGACGTGATCGCGCATCGGTTCCTGGAGCGCATGCTGGGCGACTTCTCGTCTGCCATCGCGGCGGGTACGGCCGACAAGGTGATCGACACCTACAGCAAGCGCCTGGGCATCATGCTCAAGGACGAGTGCTACTGGGCCGAAGACAACGGGCCGGTCTGCGACTTGTGGCTGCAGGAGTTCAACGAGCGCAATATCGACAAGACCGTGGCTTACCTCAACGCCATCGCGGAGCAGGCAGCAAAGCTCTGACGTGGTAAGCCAAGCGGTAAGGAATCGAAATGCGCTTGCAAGTCCTTGATCTGTAGGCCGATGCGACTCCCACCCTCTCCGCCAGCCCACCCTCCGCAGACCTCCACCAGCGTCCACGCTGGCCAATAAAGCCCCAAGAATTCAACCACTTGGGGCTTTTTCGTTTCCACCACCCTCCGCCAAAGACCGCCCACATCCACGTTCGGCCGTGGTAAATCTCGTGGTAACGTGCGCCTGCGCACCCGTCAGGCACCCCACTTACCACGAGAAAGACTTACCACATGGCACTGCACGAGCTGTCCCAGAAGGAACTGGAGAAGCGGATCAAGGACGCCCGAGCCCAGGGCGGCGTCAAGAAGATTTCGGACGGCGAGGGCCTGTTTCTGGTTCAGCGCCCCGATGGCGGCTTGTCCTGGCAGCTGGACTACACGCTAGGCAAGCGCAAGACCTATTCGATCGGCACCTACCCCAAGGTCAGTCTGAGTACGGCTCGAACCCTGGCTCAGCAGGCACGCCAGCTGGTGCAGCTAGGGCACGATCCGGTGGCTGCACGCAAGGCCAGCCGACGAGCGGAAGAAGGCGCTCTCACGGTTGCCGATTTGCTACAGGAATGGATGTCTAAAAATTGTGCAAACTGGTCGGTCAGACACATCACGGACATTCAACAAGCGATGGACAAAAACGTCTTGCCGTTCGTGGGAAGCAAGGCCATCACAGAAGTCACCGATGACCAAGTGCGTATTATTTTGGAGAAGGTCGAAAATCGGGGCGCGAACTATATGCTAGATCGGGTTCGCTCCAACTTGGAGCGGTGTTTTCAGCACGCCAAAGATCGCGGCCTGATCGACGAGAACCCCGTCACAAGGGTGGCGCTGAAGACCTTCACCAAGCACCAGGAAGGCCACCACCCCGCACTCACGCTGCCCAAGGATGTGAGGGAGCTGTTGCTCAAGCTGGACGCCGAGCCGGTATCCAACGCCATCATGGCGCTCAAGTTCGGCACCCTGACGTTCGTGCGGCCGCAGACCCTGCGAAGCGCCAGCTGGGCAGACCTGGACCTGGACGAAGCGATGTGGGAGGTGCCCCACTCGAAGATGAAAAAGGAGCGGGCGTTTCTCGTGCCGCTGTCACGCCAGGCGATCGAGCTTCTGAGAAACTGGAAGACCGTCACGGGTCGCGGCACGCTGGTCTTCCCAGGGGAAAAGCCAGGGCGACAGATGTCCGAGAACACGCTGGTGGCCAACCTTTGGCGCATGGGTTTCAAAGGGCGTCACAGCGCACACGGCAATCGAGCCATGGCCAAGACCTTGCTGGAGGAGGGTGGCTTTCACTCGAAGTACACCAAGAAGCAACTGGCCCACGACATTGACGACAAGACCGAGCGCGCCTACAACCGCGCCGAGTACTTGGACATCCGGATCGAAATGATGCAAGCCTGGGCCGATTACCTCGATGCGCTCAGGCAGGATGTGCATCAGCCATGGCGATGGTTTGGCAGCTGGCGGTCAAGGCAATCCATGCCGCAATCTCACTCTTCAGCCACAGCGAGCGCCGCCCAACCTTGACAGGTCTGGGGAACTGGCGCTGCGCCACCAGCTCGTAGATTTTCGACTTCTTCAGGCCTACAAGGATTTCAACGTGGTGCATTGGCAACAGTCGGTCCATGTCAAAACTCAGTCAGTAGTGAATGGAGCGTAAGATACCAGTGGCTCAAACATGGTGCAAGCGGCTTAGGTGAGTCTACGGAGCCGTTTGTCGGCAAAGCACACCAAGCAAATCCAGACTTGGGTTTAATTGTGTCCTAGACAAACAAACGGCGCCACGAAGGCGCCGCTCATCCGTACCAAGAATGGAAAAGTCAGTTGGTTTCGTTATCCGACTTGAGCGTCTCGATGAACTCGCGGAACTTCTTTCGCTCCGTGTCCGTGCGCAGCTTGGGGTTCGATACCTTGGCTGAACGGATCGCTTCGATGAAGTCAAGCTCGTTCTTGGAAATGATGGGCTGGTTGGTGATCTGCTGGATCGTGTCAGCAAGGTCCGGAACGTACTCGTTGATGCACATCCTCATGAAGAACACTGGGTCGATCTCCAGCGCTTTGGCCAGACTGCCGATCTTGTTGAGCGGCACCTTTGTCTTGCCTTGCTTAATCATCGTGATGACGTTGGGTTTTTCAAAGCCTGCTTGCTCGGCAATCTCAGTCTGCTGCTTGCCGCAAAGTTGAATCTGCCAGGTGATGTACTCGGCGACGTTCTTCGGTTTGGGCGCCGAAGCGGGCGTCACACGTACTGCCTTCGTGACCATGACTGCATATCCTCGAAAGGGTTAAGGGTGGTCTATAAGTTACGACTGAAGTATACAGTTCTTGTTTGTCCTGTGGTTCAACGCCCCGTTGGGCAAATTGTCGGGAGGTCGCGTTCGCCGTTTGAAAATCTCTTACCACTGACTAAAATACATCATCGAACAATGACTCTCAAGAGGCACCTATGCCGTATCCGAACGTATCGCGGATCACCCTCGACGAGCTGGCAGACCTTCTGGAGAACTTCCAGCCAACGCAGGTTGTCGATCTCGGCAGCGCCATGCTCCACGTCGGCGTCAACCTGTACTCAGGCCCAGTCCTGCTCATCAACACCGTGTGCGGAAAAGCCGCCAGGGTGAAGCTATAAGTCACATGGGCGTCTTCGGACGCCCTGTAATCTTCCCAAGTTCGAGCGTTGCACTCCCTATGTCGGTCAGTGACAATGCTTTATCAGTCACTCATGACATAAGGAGAAACCAGTGAGAAATGATCGAGTCTTCATCCTTCGCGAGTCAGTCGTGAAGATCACCCAGATGCTCTCAGGCAAGGGCATCAAGGTCACTCAGCAGGGCGTCGATGCCTACGTTCGAGCAGACCACACCGGCAAGCCTGTGCTGGTCAACCTGCCGTACCTGCCCGACAACGCGACCGAAGACTTGTGCCAGGCCATTCAAGGCTTTCTGGATCACGAGGTCGCACACATCCTGTTCACCGACTTCCCGATGATGGGCAAGGCCAACGCGATCAGCGAACAAGTTGGCTTCATGCTCAACGCGCTGGAAGACCCCCGCATCGAGAAAGAGATGGCCAAGCGCTTTCAAGGCTCTGCGTACAACCTGTCGGTGACTGGCAAGTTCTACCTGGACAAGTTTGTCGTGCCGCGCTTGAAAGAAAAAGCGGCCGCTGGTGACGCGATGGGCGTCATGAAAGCTCTGATGGTGCCGATGATTCGCGCAATGTCGGGTCAGCAAATCTTCCAGGAGTTCATGAAAGACCACTGGACGACCGTCGAGCCGATCTACGACCGTCTGAAAGACATGCAGCCGCAGGTTGAAGCCGCGACGACGACCGCCGAGTGTTTCGAGCTGGCTAAAGAAATGGTCAAGCGTCTGTCGGAAGGCAGCAAGGGCGGCAAGTCGAAGGGCAAAGACGACGAGGGTAAGGGCGGTGGCAAGAGCAAGAGCACCGGCAAGGGCAAGAGCAAGAGCGAATCGAAGGGCAAGTCCGGCGGCAAGCCCGAGAAATCTGAAAGCGACAAGGACGAAGACGACAAGTCTGAAGACAAGGGCGCCGCAGGCGAAGACGACAAGAAGTCCGACAGCAAAGACGGCGAAACCGAGAAGTCGTCCGGCGAGAAAGACGACAAGGGTGAAGACGACAAGGGCGAGGGCAAAGACGAGGGCGAGAAAGACGACACCGACTCTGAGGCTGAACCTGAAGAAGACGCCGAAGACCCCGAGTCTGCATCTGAGCCTGAAGACGACAAGGAAGACGAGGGTGACGTGAAGGAGGGCGATGACAAGCCCGAAGAAGACGAATATACCGGCGACGCCGAAGGCACCGACAGTTCGGGCGGTGGTGAGCCCACCGGCGAGGAGGAGGAAATCAGCAACGACGCGCCGAGCTTCGACCCTCTGGACAAGGACGGTCGCAACGACTACGACGAAACCATGTCGCGCCTCATCTCCGAATCGACCGTCAAGTCCGCGATGAACGCCGACTACATGCCGTTCACGAAGGACTTCGACGTGATCGAGAAGCTGCCTGTCGGCTCAGGTTACGAGTCGGCGATGGCCAAGAAGCTCATGGAGAAGGTCGATCACATGGTTGCGCCCCTGCAGAAAGACCTGGAGCGTGCCGTTGCCGCGCGGTCGCTGGCCACTCGCTCACACGGGCATCGCTCCGGCCGCCTGCACTCTGCGAACCTGTCACGCCTGGCACTGAATGACGATCGGGTGTTCAGCCGCAAACATGAGTCAACCAGCAAGGACGTGGCTGTGGAGCTCGTCGTCGATGCCTCCGGTTCAATGAGCGGGGAGAAGATTCACACCGCCAGCCAGGCTGCGTACGCGCTGTCATCGGTGCTGGATCGCCTGAACATCAAAAACGAAGTGATCTGCTTCACCACGAAGGAGCTCGGCGAAAGTGCCCAGCGCGAGTTGCGTGACTCGCACGCCAAACATGCCGTGCGCTTTTCTCGCGTGGAGGGTCTGTACATGCCGATCCTCAAGGGCTACGAGGAGAAAATGTGCGCCACCGTGCGTGACCGATTCGCCTGGCTGCCCAACACGCGGATTCTGCGTAGCAACGTGGACGGCGAGTGTGTCGAGATTGCGGCGCGTCGTCTGCTGGCCCGCAAGGAGGCCGGCAAGATCATGATCGTGCTGTCTGACGGCTACCCCGCCGCTGCAGGCTCGCGTGGCGACCTGGAGCAGCACCTGATGCGGGTGGTCAAGGACATCGGCAAGACCGGCATCAAGGTCGTGGGCATCGGCATTCAATCGACCGCTGTGGAAAAGTTCTACGAAAAGCACATGGTCCTCAACAAAGTGGAAGACCTGCCGTCCGCCGTCATCAAGGAACTTCGTCACCTGCTGATGGCCTGATTGGCAACATGAGAGGCAAAGTCACTCGTGACTTGTCTCTCCGAACAACCGCATCTATCATTACAACTGTCGCGAATTTTGCAACCCGTTGAATTTTCAACACCTTCTGGAGAATCTTATGTCCGACGAAAAAATCACCTGCTCTATCTGCGGAGCTCAAGTCCACGCCATTCAGTTGCACCTGCGTGACGCCCACCCTGAAATGACTGTCGAGCAGTATGCGGAGAAGTTCCCGCATGCTCCGATGCTGTCTGACCTGGCCAAGCGCAAGCTGGCCGAGAAGCAAGCTGAAAAGCAAGCCGACACCAAGGTCGCAATGGCCACCGAACCTGAAGCCGCATCGGCATCGGCGTTGATTCCGAAGGGTGGTGTGCTCAAGAAGGCGTTCAACGAAGTCTTCAACCTGGGCTGTGTCAAGGCTGCGCTGAACACTCGGGGCGAACCGATCCCGATCTCAACACTCGCCAACCACGAGTGGAGCGACTACGTGCCTGGCGCATCGGACAACTACGTGTACGACATTGACGAACTCAAGGATGTGATCCTTGCGATCGAAATGAAAATTCCGTGCTACGTCTGGGGCCACAAGGGCGCTGGCAAGACCGAACTGTTCGAGCAGATCGCGGCGCGGACCAACCGCCCGATGATTCGTGTCCAGCACACGGTCAACACGGAAGAGTCGCACATCGTTGGCCAGTGGACCGTCAAGGGTGGTCAGACCGTCTTTGAGCTTGGTCCGTTGCCTGCCGCGATGATGAACGGCTGGATGTACGTGGCCGACGAATACGACTTCGCGCTGCCTTCTGTGCTGTCGGTCTATCAGGCTGTCCTCGAAGGTAAGTCACTGATGATTAAGGAGGCCGACTCCGAGAACCGCATCATCAAGCCGCACCCGAACTTCCGCTTCTGCGCGACTGGCAACACCAACGGCAGCGGCGACGAGACGGGTCTGTATCAGGGCACCAACTTGCAGAACTCTGCCAACTACGACCGCTTCGGTATGGTCATCCACAAGAAGTACATGAAGAAGTCGGCCGAGAGCCAGATTCTTCAGAACCAAGTGGGTCTGAACAAGGAGGATGCCGACAAGCTCGTCGAGTTCGCCACGCTGGTGCGTGATGCGTATGACGGCGCGAAGATCAGCGATGTGATTTCGCCTCGTACGCTGATCTACTCGGCTCGAATCGGTCTGATGCGTGCCTCGTTCCGCAAGGGCGTTCAACTGTCGTTCACCAACAAGCTGTCCAAAGTGGATCGCGAAGTGGTCGAGGGTCTGTCTCAGCGCATCTTTGGTGCCTGACCGATGAACAAGGCCGAGTACTACAAGGCCAACGTCGGGTTGGTTCACACCGTCTCGAGGAAGGGCTACACGCGCCTTCTCGCGGCGCGTGTGACCATCGACTACGAGGACGTGTTTCAGGAAATGTCGATCGTGTTCCTCAAAGCGTACGAGAAGTTCGACGCCTCACTGGGGTTCCAGTTCTCGACGTTCTTCTACCGCTCCGCGTTCAATCGCCTCAACAACTGGGCTCAGGACTTGATCGACGATCGCCTGCGCTACAGCAACATCGAGGACATGGGCAGTGAAGAAGCGAACGACCTGGAATCAGTTCTCTGGCAAGACCACGACACACCGGAAGGGCACTACGCCGTGAATCAGATGATCGAGCACATTGCCAAGTCGCTGTCGCCTCTGGCATCGCTGATCTTCACATGGTCGCTGGCCCCACCGCCTGAAATCAACCAAGAGAGTCGCAAGGCG